CAAGCCCCTTTGGTTGTTACAACAGGACATATCGCGCTCTTTCAAGCAACCGTAGTCTTGCCAATGATCGTGGGGTTTTACTTCACGCCTGGAGGACGAAGATAACACTTTTTAGACGAAGCAAAAGACAGCCCCGTGCGCGGGACAACTGACCGACTAGCAACGACTAATAATACTAACACTAATATTAACTCTATAAATAGGAGAACTTAATTATGGCTAATGGAGATACAACTCCCTCACGCGTCGGTCAGATTAATTCAAGCGGAGCAGTTGATGCTCTTTTCTTGAAGAAATTTGCTGGCGAAATATTAACGACCTTTGAAGAAAATAACGTCTTCAAACCTTTGCATACTATCCGTACTATCGAGAATGGTAAGAGCGCTCAATTTCCTGTTACAGGTATTGCGACTGCTAACTACTATACTCCTGGACAGAACATTGCTGAAGACGGTGGAGCGTCTAGTAGTACTTACTTGAGCGACATCAAGAAGAACGAGAAAGTCATCACTATTGACGACGTACTTCTTTCTTCTACATTCTTAGCTAGTATCGACGATGTAAAGAATCATTACGACATCCGTTCCGTCTATGCTTCTGAGCTTGGTAAAGCACTTGCTAAACGTTTCGATGAAGCGGTTGCTAAAGTGTTTATCGCCGCCGCTCGTGAAGCTACAGCTAACGTTACTGGTGGTAAAGTTGGTGGTATTCTTGACGTATCTGCTAACGCAATGGGCGACCCCGCCGACAGCGCTGACGATTCGTCTAACGTTGATCCTACTGGCGCACAGCTTGTTGCCGCGTTGTTTACAGCCGCTCAAAAGCTCGATGAAAACGACGTACCTTCCGACGGAAGATTCTGCGTACTTCGTCCTCAAGAGTATTACAAGCTTATCACTGGTGGTAGCGGATCGCTCGTTATCTCGACTTCTGCGTCTAATAAAGACGTTGGTGGTTCTGGATCACTTGCTTCTGGTTCTATCGCACAGGTTGCTGGTATCAGCATCTATAAGTCTACTCACCTTCCAGCGACTGATTTGTCTTCCACCTCTACAGGTGACGGAGCCGCTTCTAACGATGTATTCGGTTCAAACGGAGTAGGGTACAATGGTAACTTCACCAACTCGCTTGGTATCGTTGCACACCCATCGGCTGTTGGAACTGTTAAGCTTCTTGATCTTGCGACTGAGTCCGAGTATCAGATGGAGCGTCAAGGAACTCTGTTTATTGCAAAGTACGCTATGGGTCACGGAATACTCCGTCCAGAATGTGCTATTGAATTGCAGAAGTAGTCCTTTCTTGTTTGGTTGTGTTGGGGGGAGCGAGGGTTTTAATTTTCGTTTTGACCTCGCTCCTCTCTCGCAACTGACTTATCTTTTAAAAATCACTCATAAATTATATGGCACTTACATCGAAGCTTGAAGCGATCAATACAATGATAGGCGTGATAGGAGAAAGTCCTGTTAACACTATCAGCGGTAGCAGTTTACCCGTTTCCGTGGTTACCGCTTTAAACGTCCTTGATGAAGTCAATAGAGAAGTCCAGTCGGAAGGTTGGCACTTTAACACCGAGCATGTTTATCCGCTCACTCGTACATCAGCTAATAAGATTGTACTTCCAACAAACACGCTTAAAATCGACGTACCCATCGACAAGTACAACGACATAGACATCGTACAACGTGGTAATAACCTGTACGACAGAAAGAATCATACCGACGTTTTTGACGAAGACTTAGACGTCTCTATCACTTTTGAACTTACCTTTGAAGAACTACCACAACAATTTAGAAATTACATCACGATACGATCTGCTCGTAAGTTTGCTAATCGCTTTCTTGGGTCTCCTGAGATCGAGAGTTTCACGCTTCGTGACGAGATTAACGCGAAAGCTACAGCGATAGACAGCGACAGCGAAAACGCAGATCGTAACATCTTTGATAACTACGACGTATTACGCGTTGTTGATCGATAGACATGCCGTTACTTACTACTTCTGTACCGAACCTCGTCCAAGGTGTATCGCAACAACCTGACAATCTAAGGTTTCCTGGACAAGCTGAAAGCCAAGTAAACGCGATAAGCTCTGTTGTTGAAGGACTTACGAAACGTCCAAGTACTGAACACGTTAAAGACCTGTTTAGTACACCGCTTCAGAACGACGCTTTAATCCATTTTATAGACCGTGATGATAAAAATAAGCACGTCGTGTGTTTTAATAATAATAGCGGTACAACATCAGTAAGCATTTTTAATTTGTCGTTAGGAACATCCATTCCTGTGACAAGTATAAGCAGTAGCGCTCAAGCGTATCTTAACGGTGCAACTGATCCGATCAATGATCTTCGTGCTTTAACTGTTGCTGATTACACTTTTGTAGCGAACAATAAAACGACGGTGTCATTAGGTAATGAAGTGTCAGAAACATTGGCTAAAGAAGCTTTGATCTTTGTTAAACAAGGCGTTCAAGGTAAGGCTTACAGCGCTAAGATTAATAGTGTGGTCTGTGATATTTCAAGTGCTAGTTCGGACTCCGAAGCGATTGCAACTCAAATATCAGATGATATAGTTGCCACCTTTCCGACAAGCGGTTCTTTTTTACAAAGCGTGACAATTACTAACGGAGGTAGTGGTTATTTTTCTAATGTATCGTATACGGTTTACAATGACTTGTTTCCAGGCGGTCTAGACTACAAAGTTGAAATTGAATTTAGACAAGCTGGAGGCGGTTCAGGAGCTAAAGGATTAGCTGTTATTAATAATGGTGTTATAACCGCTGTCAATCTAACTTCAGTAGGAAACAATTATGTAGCTGGAACGCCCATACAACCTGTTATTACTGAATACGTATTTGACCCACTATTTCGCACATGGAAAAATTTAACTTATAGTACAAAAAGTAATACCGTTGCTAGACGCGTAATCGTGGGTACAGCGGGCGCTGTAAACGCCACCTTTTCCGTTGGTTCAAGTGACGTAACTACAGGTGGAACAATTACATCTACGCGTGAAGGAAGTCTTATAAAGATTACAAACGCCGTAACATCGGACTTTACCGTGACCACTACCGACGGTGTATCGAATACTGGTCTGCAATCTATTTATAAAGAAGTTGATTTTATTACTGACCTACCAAAAGCGTGTTTCAACGGTTTCCGTATAAAAGTAAGAGGCGACGCAGAACTCGACCAAGATGATTACTTTGTAGTTTTTGAAACTAAAGATAACGAAGACTTCGGTGAAGGCTCGTGGATCGAGACCGTTGGATGGGTCGAAGACAGAACCGCAAGTGGACAAGGAGTCGGTGAGAAATTAGGTTTTAACGAAGCGTCGTTACCGATACGCATACTCCCCAATCCTTTAAATGCGGCGGGAGAAATAACAGGATACACGATTAAAACGACGCTTTGGACTACTAGACAAGCGGGTAACTTAACTACTAATCCAGCACCATCTTTTGTAGACACTAAAATAAACGACATCTTTTTCTTTAAGAACAGACTTGGAATTTTAACTGATACATCTGTAGTCTTTAGTGAAGCTGATTCGTATTTTAACTTTTGGAGAACGACTACTCAATCTCTTCTTGACTCCGCTCCTATCGATGTAGGTGTTGCGCACACGAAAGTATCGACCCTTAAACACGCTATACCGTTCCAAGAAAAGTTATTGTTGTTCGGTCCGCAATCGCAATTCGTACTGCGTGGTAATCAGATACTTACACCTAAAACGGTTAATATCTCACCTGTTACCGAGTACAGTGCGAATACAAAGATACGACCTTTAGCTCTTTCTAACTTTGTGTATTTTAGTTTTCCACGCGGTACAAGCGAGGGAGTATATGAGTTCTACGTTGATAACGATACGGACGTGTTTGACGCGTCTGAAATCACGGCTCAAGTTCCTACTTATATAAAAGGAAGCCTAAGAAGTTTGGTAGGCACGTCTACAGAAGATTTAATTATTGCCGCTTCTAATAACAATTTAAAACAGCTTTATATCTACCGTTACTACTGGAACAATAAAGAAAAGATTCAATCTGCTTGGCAGCGCTTTGACTTTGCAAACGACGTGTTAGGAGTTAAGTTTATTAATTCAACGCTTTATCTAATCACGAATGACGGTACAAAGACGAACCTTGAACGCATGTTTGTCGAGTCTGGACGTGTAGATGGATCGAAGTCTTATTCTATTTTGTTAGATCGTCGAGTTTCAAGTTTAGTATTAGGAAAGTCTTACAGTACATCTACGAAGTTAACGACCGTTACAGGTATGCCGTATGATCCAGTTAATACTGTTGTGTACACGCTTGAAGGCGTACGCTTACCTATTACTCGTGTATCTAGTTCTTCGTTTACTGTTAACGTTGACATATCAAGCGCTGACTTCTTTGTTGGTCTTGAATACGATATGGAATATAAGTTCTCGTTACAGACGCTGAAGCAGCCTACAGAGAAGGGTGGACGAAGCACAAGTAATTTTACAGGTCAGATGCTAAAGAATGGTTCTGTTGAATATTCTAACACTGGACATTTTACGATTGAAGTGACGCCTAAATTCCGTGACACTTATTCTTATGCTTTTAATCCTTCGATTTTAGGCGCTGATTCAGTCATCGGTTCTCTCGTACTGGATGATGGAAGCTTCAGGTTTCCGATACACTCCAAGCACGATGAAGCGACAATCAAGATAAAATCTTCATCAGCATTACCCGCTCATCTATTATCAGCAGAGTTTGAAAGCTTTATACATGCCCGTTCAAGACGATACAGTTGAGTACATTTATAACGACTGTCGGATTGATCCCGCCAATGGGGAGTTTGATTGGTTGCCTTTATACGAAGACATGCGCACCCAAGACATGTTAGAAATAATAGGTCTAGGTCAACATCCACGTATCGCGCTTCAAGAGAGTTATAAGGTATCAGAAGAAGCGTGGACAGTGACTACGATTGATATGCGTGTCGTTGGAAGTTTTGGCGTGTGCCAAGCGATCAGACAACCACACGTCGGTGTTATATGGTTACTTGGTACGCATCGTATGCACCTTATTAAAAAGACTTTTATCAAACATTCAAAGGAGTGGATAGATCGACTCATGGGCGATTATAACGTATTGACAAACTATGTCATGGAATCAAACGAGCTTTCAGTCCGTTGGTTAACGTGGTTAGGGGCGACATTTAGCGACGTTGACATCGACGGTTATAAACAATTTCATATTTACAAAAATAACAATTCTTAAATTATGTGTTCAATAGCATTAGCGGGTTTAGCTTTAGGCGCTGGTTCAGCGGGCGCTTCGTTTTTAGGTCAACGCCAACAGGCGAAGCAACAAATAGAGTATCAAAAAAAAGCGTCTGCCGCCGAGCGCAAGCGCGCCAAACAAGAACAACTGTCTATTCGTATGCGTCAAGGTCAGGAACAAGAAGCGACTGCACGTGAAGTAAATGAGATTACAAATAAAGCACGTGAAGCATCTGCTACCGCAATGGTAAGCGCGGGTGAGTCAGGTGTGTCAGGACTTTCTGTTGATGCGTTGTTAAACGATTACTCGCGTCAAGAAGCGGCGTACCGTATGGGCATTACTCGTCAACAAGAGATGAAAGACGTACAAACTGGACTTGCTTTAACGGACGCTGGCTTCAGAACTGTTAATAATCAAATTGGAATTAATCGACCTGTAAGTAAACCGAGCTTCCTTGAAGGAGCGTTAAGCATCGGTAGTGGCGCGATAAGTGGCGCACGTACAGGTCTCGACCTTAAAAGATCATTAACATCATAATATGGCTACGAAACAAAGACTTCAAGTCCAAGACTTAGCGGACGCCCCTAACCTTCAAGCGACGATACAGAGCGGTGGTAACTATCGTGTAGCCGTTCAACAAGCGGGCGATAACAAGATGTTACAGCTTGCTAGGTCGTTGGAAAAAGTTAATCCGATACTACAGAACTATGCGGCAATACAAGACATACAAGGCGAGATAGGTACAAAGAAAGCGTTAGCTGTTGATGATGCGCAAGTTATGGAAGAGTTAAAGAACAGCGATCCAGGTTCGTTCTTAACCGCTCAAAGACAAAAGGCTTTTCGTAATACACTTCTTAAACGCTCTATCAACAACGACTTACTACCGTCGATGAAAGCGGAAGCTGACAATTTATTAGACGTTGAAAAGTTTAAGACACAAGAAGAGTTTAAAGAAGCTGTAAATGCTTTTGTAAACGGTAAATGGGAAGACTTTAGTGCTGAAGTAGGCAACGACATTGCGGGTACAGATGCGGCGAAGATACTTTGGAATCACGTTGTTGAACCTTACAAGGTAGATATGAACGCGTCCTACGATAAGAAGATGGACGAAGCGATTGCCTATGGACAGGAAGAAGAATTTGGAATTGAACTAGACGCCTTTACAAAGAAAAGGATAGACGAAACGACTGGTGAAGTTATTAAGTTAGATGTAGCGGGTCTAGGTGACATTGCAGAGAACAGAGAAAAACTTTTAAAAGAAGCGGGTATTACTGATAAAAAAACTAGAAACGCTATAATTATTAATACCTACGGCAGACAGGTAGATGCTTTAATTGCCAATGGTAGATATGCAGACGCTGAACGTATGCTAACTGCTATGAGTGTTATTAAAGTAAACGGTAAGCCAATCTTTAGAACGACCGATGCAAAGACAGTCGTAACGCCTTTAGTAAATAAATTAAATACGGCGTTAAGAATGGCTGACTCAACAAGCTCAACGACTGCTAGACAAGCAAAAGCCGAAAAAGACGAACGCTTTTCTAACTCTGTTGTAGATGTCATCTCAACACTTCGCGCTGTAGACACAAGAGAAGAAGCTACTGACTTAGATATAAAAGAAATGGCTAACGTGTTTAGACGCTTGGGAGTACCCGAAGGTGACGTTAATGGTTTGGTCGATCAAGTATTTAACGGACCAAGTAAACCAATGGCTCAATTTAGAGAAGTGTTAAGACAAGCTGGTAATAATTCTAATTACTCCGATGAAGTACAAAACCGCTATCTTGATAATGTTGATAATATTAATAGAGGTCTTAACGAAGCTGAAAGAACGCCGATACGTGCGTCAGCTTTGACTCCCGAAGAGATAACAAAAGAGAAAGCTGTATTACAAGAATACTTAGAAAAGAACCCTGGAGATACATGGCGCGATTTTGAACGTACACGTAACTACCGTCTTCCTGACGAGATGAAAGCCTTTGGAGACGAGTTAGTAAAAGGTGATTACGTATTAGAAATGGACATGTATAAAAACGTAGACAGGTCATTAGACTCACGCCTTGATGTTATACTCGACAGCGATGACTATGAAGATGTAAGTAGCGGAGAAGGACGTATCTTTGTAGATTCAAACGCTAAATTTATAAAAGAGCGTTTAGAAAGAAAAGCTTTAGAAGTTGCAGACAAACCAGAAGCAGAGAGAAATCAAGCGCTTGACGACGAATTAAACGCCGCACTATCCGAAGAAGAAGAACGTTTTAAAGCGCGTTTAGATGCGAAGCAATCGAGCATAGGCGTAGATAAACCTCTTACTGAAGCTGAGATAAAAAAGATAATTAAAGACGGTAAAGCTGAACGTAATTTTATTTTTTCTGACGTTAACGATTTTGAATATGTGTCACTAGTAGCGGCTGATCAATCAGACAATCCAAGTGTCAACGTATCAACGATTAAGAAAGAACGTGAAGACATGTTTGAAAAAGAAAGGACTTCACAGTTAAAACGTTCTTTGTTTCATTATGGTTTTGACAGTTGGACGCCTAAGTCTATTGATATGTTAGAAAAATCTAGGATGGACGCTGATGATGTTAAACTTTTTAAAGACCTACCCGAAATGAATCAAGTAGCGAGAGAGTGGGCTGTTGTTCTTAACAAGGATTTGAAGGGAGAAACTCTTACCGACGATGAAAAAGAAACTAGAGAAATCTTTAACGCATTAGGAATTTATAACGAACCATCTTTTGCGTCCTTTATTAACGCTCAAAACGTTTTACTTGATAAATGAGTAGCTATTTAGACAACTTCATAAAAGAGACGGAAAACGATCTTAACTACGTACCACCGTCCCTTGATACTGAAGAAGTAACCCAACCTGTTACGCCTGTTGTTCAGCAAGAAGTTGTTGAATCCGTCATGCAATTAAACGACGAGATAAGTACAGGTAAGTTAATCGAAGGTACTGCGGTTAGTGTGACTGCTGAAATAGGTACGGGAGTAGGACTTACTTACGCATTAAACCGTTACCGTCCCGCTATGAAGTGGTTAAAAGGCGTAAGTCACGCGAGTAAGCTTGGTATTGTCGCACCAGAACCGTCTACTACAGTAGCTGGTATTGCGGGTTTAGCCGCGTCTGAAGCGCTTATATGGGCGGGTTCTAATTTACTAGGTCAATCAATACGTAAAGCTTACGGCATTCAAGAAGAGTATTCCGCTGGTGAAGCGTTAGCCGCTGGCGTGTTTGGTACGACTTTAGTCGCGACAAAGGCGGACAAGTTAATCTTTGGATTAGCACGACCAGCAGTCGATGACGTTTGGAAAGGTCGTGAAATGTTTATGACATCCGCGAAAGGATTTAAGCGTAGTAAGTTTATTAGTGGTGCGGCGTTAGGTCTTGCTGAATCAGCGATGCGTCAAGAGATCGAAGTCTTGATGAATGACGACAAGAACCGCAATGAATACGACTATTTATTTTCAGCACTTGCTGGAGGAGGCGCGAACACGCTGTTCGGTATGTGGTCAAGAACGGGTAAGTGGGGGCGCGAACAAGCTGAATCTGTAATTAGAAGTTCTAAGGAAAATTTAAAAGCACAAAAGATAAAAGCTGAGAACCAACTTAAAGCGTCCCAAGAACCTTTACCTGACGCTGTTACTTATGGTTTCGGTGGTGGTATGGCTCAGTCCGCTAAAAGTAGCGCAGAGTTTGACGCCCTTAAACAACTGAAGCACATCGAAGAAGCTGAAGAAGTTATGGACGACGCTTTAAATAACGTCATTACCGCTAATAAAAAGTTAGGGGAAAGAGAAGCGAACCCACAGCCGCTTAAAGATGTTGTTGAAGAAACGGAAGTACCCGCGCCTAAAGCGCCCGAACAAACGCCCGATGAATCGAAGCTTTCAGAACTGTCAGAGCGCGTTAAAAACATTAACAGCGACAACTTAACAACTGAAGCACCAAACATCGAACGTGATGCAAAGCGTCTAAGTGAGCGTACAACTGGAAAGCTTCGCACGGCAATAGCTACGTCGATCAAAGACCCTGACAATGTTGACAAT